TACTGAGGGTAGAAGCTAACACTATGAAAGAAAGAGGTGTTATGAATAACTTAGCTACTAACAGAGATCCAAACAATACTCTACGCACAATAGACGATAGTGCTTATTTTGATGTAGAGAGAAAACAATTAAAATATCAAACAACAGAATCTGAACAATTGGGAAATACAGAATCATTTGATGAAGATTTTGTTGATGTTAATAGATATGCTTTTGTTAGAAAAGATACTGGTCAATTACTAGGTATTCATTCTGAAGATTACATAGTTAGACCTTATGCTGACTTAGCAGAAAAAGTTAACGATATAATTGTAGAGTCTGTTCCAGACTATGACAAATATCAAATCACACCTAAAGACCAAGTTCTTGAAGGTGGTAAGAAGTACATTAGAACTATTAACTTCTGGGATGATAAAATCAAACTAGAAAATTATGGATCTAGTGGTATGCATATCAAAGGTACTGAAGAAGCAATCGTACCTCAACTTAGAATCTATTCATCAATGGATGGAAGATGGGGACAACAAATTATGTGGTCTTCAGTATATATAGTTTGTTTAAATGGTATGGTAAGACCAGATTGGTCTTTTACTGTTTATAATAAACACAACGCAAGAACTGACATATCATTTACTCAAAATGATTTCAAAATGGGTATAACAGCTCACAATGAATTGGGAGATGATTTATTTAAAATGATGCAACGAAAGGTTACAGACAATGACGCAACACACTTATTTAGAAAAACTTTGGCGAATAAGCAAACGAAGCTTGATATTGATGACAGTAGTATTCTTGTCCTTAAGCATTTGGATGACTTATGGACTTCGTATAGTCGCAAATACGGTTCTACAGTTTTTGCAATTTACCAAGCAGCAACTGACTGGGCAACCCACCCACTCACTAGAGGAGCAGTTCACAACGTATCAAGAAAAAGAGAAAAACAAGTAGCATTGATGATGCAATCTCCACAATGGGAAGGAATGGTTAGTTAATATGGATGAAATGGAAACATATAAAATAGTAATTCATAATCCAGATATTGTAGATATGAACAAATATATATTAGATGAAAAATCTACTATTTATGAAGAATATAAAGAGTTTAAAAGTCGTTCTGAAGCTAAAAAATGGCTTTCAGATTATATTGAAATAATAGAAATGATAGGAAATTAATATGAATGAAACAGAAATGTTACAATCAATTGTTAAAAAAAAAAGACGTAATGCAAATACTATAAGATATGGAATGTTTGGTTTATCTTTAGGTGAAGAACATTATCAAAGATTAGATAAATATTGTACTAAACATAGTATTTATAAAGCAACTTTAGTTAGAAATTTAGTTGTAGAATACTTAGATAAAGTAGAACAAAAGGATAATTAATATGAAACTAATGGGAGAAACATACGTTTACATGGAGTTCGAATTTGTAGTAATATTAATATTCTTACTATCAGTTTGTGCTTATCATTTAATAGTTAAATTAAATAAGATAGATAAATCTTTAAAGGAGATACAATGGAAATCGACAAAGAAGTAATTTACTTAGCAACAACTGATGAGCCTTACTCTAAACAGAGTGCAATGTTAGATTATAAAAAAGATAATCTTAAAAATGTTAAAGGCTGTTGGATTACAGCTAGAGCTACTGAAGTACCTAAGATGTCAATGGCATTGTTAAGTGAAGAATATTATTCTACAGGTGCTTACTATAGTGCTATTAAAGAAATACACGAACTTAATACAATTGTAACTACATTAAAAAACAAACGTGCTACTTCTATTCTTAAAATAGATGTTTGGAGAACATTAGAAGCTTCAAGACGTAAAGGTAATATAACATGAACAAAACACAGATAGCACAATGTAGTCTTAATGCTCCTATGTATAGAGATTTAAATGAACGTGAAATACTTATATATCAAGCAGGTTATAAGAATGGTTTTGCTATAGGAAAATCAGATAAAAATATAACAAAAATTAAAATAGAATACAAACACAATACTGCTGTTTTACCAGTAAACAATGCAGAAGTATTTGCTAAAATTGTTAAAATAGTTTGTCATTATTATCAAGTTCCTACAAAAGAAATTTATGGAAAATCTAGAGAAGGATATTTAATACCTCCTAGATCTATGATTATAAATCTAGCTAGAGAATGTACTACTTTATCATATCCAGAATTAGGTCATTATTTAAACAAGGATCATACAACTTTATTGTATCATGTAAAATGTAGATTAACTTTTAAAGGTATCTTCAAACATGATAGCAATCATAATGTATTTGCTTACTTAAAAAGCGATATATTAGCTGTAAAGCCTTGATATTACTGAATTTTTGAGCATCAGAGTTATCTGTTTAAGTCTTAAAATAGCTAGACATGGCCTTGATAATTAAGATCTAGCGATGCCGAAATGTGTATTTTATAATCCAGACTAGTTGAGTTTATAGAGTACACACAGACTTGACAATGTGCGTTTTATGATTATTGTGATTTTACGTTTAATTAATAAAACAATAGAGGGTATAATGTCTAACGAAGCTTTAGGAATTTTTCATAATACAATTATTCCACAATTTGTAGCACGAAGAAAAGAACTATCTATTTCACAATTAGAAATGGATGAGATTGTAGGAGTTGCCAAAGGTTTAGTTTCTAAATGGGAATGTGGAATTAGAAAACCAAGTGGTTATTTATTCTGCGTATGGGCTGATGCCCTTGGTATGCAAATCAACTTAACACAAAAGGTAAGAAATGACAATTAATCCAGACTTAAATCAAGCTGATGTAACTGATGATCCAATTGTAAATGAAGTTATTAAATTAACTCTTGATAGACATATGCAAGGTATGCATAAATTTGGTAAAACAATGGCAGCTAACGATAGACCATTAGATGAATGGATCAAAGAAACAACTGAAGAACTATTGGATGCTATTCACTATTTAGTTAAAGCTAAAACTCAAATAGATCAATTCAAAGTAAAACAAAAAGAATTAGAAGCTAAAGTTGCAGCTTTTATAAAACCACCATTTGAGAAAGAGAATGATGTTAAACTTATACAGGAAGAAGACTAATATAGATTATTCTGCTCCACACAATAGGCAGATGTATTTTAGGATGAGGCTATTAAGGTTCTATAAGAAGATAGAATCTGATGATGATATATATGTACGCACAGCTAAAATGATTTTAAGTGGTACATTACCATATCGTCATATGAATCAAATAGAAAAACTGAGGAGAGAACATGAAACTAGACAAAAAGAGAAATTTAGTAAGGTTGAGAAGAAAGGTACGAGTTCTATCGAAGAACAAATTAGAAAAGTTGTTAATAGTTTTACAAGCAAGATATAATACAAAAGAGTTAGACAAGGATGTTGAACATTACTTCAAGATAGGTGGAAGTATATGACAGATCATTTTATAATAATTAGAGTTAATGGAGTTCATAAAGATGAAATTAATAAATTAAAAGATGATTTAGAAAATGATTATTGGGATTGGAAAGAAATTACAGAACCATTAACTAAAATAAGAAATGAAAAATTAATGGGATTTGTTAATGAAATATAAATTTACTGAACAACAACAGAATAAAGTTATAGCCACTTGGGATATGTGGAGAACTAAGTTAGAAAAAGATTCCAAGAACTGGGATGAGAAACAAGAGCTAATGATGGCTGTAATAGAAACAATGATAGAGAAAGGGTTACATGAAGAACAATCAAGTGATTAACGGAGTTGAGTTTGATCGTAATACAGGATTAGGTGGATCAGATGCAACAAGAATATACGAAGGTGATTGGCATCAACTATGGTCTGAAAAAACTGGTAAGAGTCAATACCCAGATTTGTCAGATGTGTTGCCAGTACAAATGGGAATACATACAGAACCATTTAATATAGCATGGTTTGAAAAACAATCTGAAATGAAAGTTAGAGGAAATAATGAACACTTTGTTCACAAAGATTATGAGCATTTATACTCTCACCCAGATGGTATAATTGATAGTGTTAACGCATTATTAGAATGTAAACATACCAATGCTTTCAGTAATGCAAAGAAGGTAGCCGATAAATACAAAGCACAATTGCAACACAATATGATGGTATGTGGTTACAATAAGCTATATATATCAGCCTTTTTTGGCAATTTAAAGTATGAAGTGATTGAAGTTAACGAAGACAAAGAGTTTCAAGAACAATTACTAAGTGCTGAATTAGTATTCTGGCATTATGTTCAAGCCGATAAAGAACCACCAGAGTTTATCGACTTTAAAAACTTTAACAAAAAGGAGTGGGATGAAGGAAGAACGATTATACCCATACTCTCCAGGTCATAGGGACGTGGAAACTTCTATAGAAGCTGCTGAAGCTATTAAAGAAGGTGTAGAAACTATTAGGAATAAAGTATTTAATGTTATTCTTAATAAAGGAAATTTTGGTGCTACTGCAGATGAAGTTGCTGAGTTGTTAAACTTTAGTCCATTTACAGTTAGACCAAGAGTGACTGAGTTATTCAAGCTTGATAAAATTGAACGTAAAGATAAACGTAAAAATCTTAGTATGAAATCTGCATATGTTTATGTAGTTAGTAAAACTTATGTTAATAATCAATATACAACAAAAGGAATATGATGAGAGTAGGAAAAAATGAAAACTATCTAATATGGGATCAAGCTAAAAGTACAGATCCTAAATGGACAAAGCCATTTCCAAAGTTTGGAAAAACATTAACCACTATCGATCCAATGTCGCAAATTATGTGCATGACAGGATTGTTTGGCCCAGTTGGTAAGGGTTGGAGATTTGTAAATGCTTTTACATACACAGATCAAAATGTGTTTGCAGAAGTTAAAGTACAATGGAAAGATAATGATACTTGGTATTCATATGGCCCAATATCTAGTGTGTGTGCTTTATATAAAAAAGCAGGTACGTTAGATGATGAAGCCCCTAAGAAAGCAGCGACAGACGCATTGACTAAAGCATTTAGTTATTTAGGTCTTAATGCTGATGTGTTTCTTGGTATGTTTGATAGTAATAAATATGTTTCAGAAATGAAATCAAAATTCAGTTCAAATGGATCTGCTGATAATGTTAAAGTAATAGATCCTAAAAATCTAAGAGAGGTAAAAAATGATTAATAAAGTTATATTAGTAGGAAGATTAGGTGCTGAACCTGAAATAAAACAAACTAAAAAAGGTGATGCATTTGCAAATATGTCTATTGCAACTAATAAAAAGATTAAAGACGAAGAAAAAACAACTTGGCATAAAGTTGTAGTCTTTGATCCTAGATTAGCAGAGATGGTTGGCAAATATGTAAAATCTGGTACTCAAATTTACCTTGAAGGTGAAATTGAAACTAGAAGTTATGAAGA